TGTGGACGAGGCTATGGCGCGGGCACGGTACAAGGACGAGACAGCGCCACGCGTTATCGGAGTCGATCCAGCGCGAAGCGGCTCAGACTCAACCGTCATCGTCGTCCGACAAGGGCGCGACGTGGTGGCGATCAAGCGCTACCGGGGAGAGGACACGATGGCGACCGTTGGCCGAGTCATCGACGCGATTGAAGAATTTAATCCAGCGCTTACGGTCATAGACGAGGGAGGCCTCGGCTACGGAATACTTGACCGGCTGAAAGAGCAGCGGTATAAGGTTCGTGGGGTAAACTTTGGCTGGAAGGCTAAGAACCCTGTGATGTGGGGCAACAAGCGCGCCGAGATGTGGGGCGACATGCGAGAATGGCTACGCACGGCGAGCATACCGCATGATCGGCTACTCAAGTCGGACCTGTGCGGGCCACATGTCAAGCCTAACTCGTCAGGGACGATCTTCTTGGAGGGTAAGAAGGAGATGAAGGCTAGAGGTCAAGCGTCGCCCGATGCGGCAGACGCCCTCGCCGTCACCTTCGCCTACCCGCTCGCCAGCCGTGAGGCCCGCGACGTGCCAAGACGAGTGGTCGCTAGGCAGGGTGGCAACGGTATGGCAAGCAGTTGGATGGGAGCCTGATGGCACGCAAGTCGGTCAGTCTGTCGGTGGGACGAGGCGAGAAGCAGCCCGTGTCTAAGGGCGCGGGCTTGACGGCCAAGGGCCGAGCGAAGTACAACCGCGCTACGGGCAGTAAGCTCAAGGCGCCAGCACCCAACCCTAAGACTAAGGCGGACGCGGGACGCAAACGGTCGTTCTGTGCGCGTATGAAGGGCGTGGTGGCTAAGGCCAAGGGGCCGGCTGAACGAGCAAGAGCGTCGCTCAGACGCTGGAAGTGTGGCTAATGGCTAGTAAGAAAGGTCTTTACGCGAACATTCACGCTAAGCGGGCGCGCATCGCAGCCGGTAGCGGTGAGAAGATGCGCAAACCGGGTAGTAAGGGAGCGCCGACCGCCAAGGCGTTCCGTCAGTCGGCCAAAACGGCCAAAAAGAGGAAGTAAGTATGCCCCTTGTCAAGTCTGCCAGCAAAGGCGCGTTCCGTAAGAACATCAAAGCGGAAATGGCGCGCGGCAAGCCGCAGAAACAGGCCGTGGCGATCGCGTATGCGGTCAAGCGTAAGGCACAAGGTAAGAAGCGTAAGTAATGGCTAAAGACCCTACAGGGCTTAGAGGCGCCGCTCGCGTCGCCAACACGCCGACCAACCGGGGCAAAGCCGCCCGCGACCCAGCCGATGTACTGGCCACGGCGCGCTCGCGCCTCACAATGGCCCTTTCGGCGTATTCTGACAGCCGAGAAGACGAGCTGGATGACCTGCGTTTCATGGCAGGATCGCCGGACAATCAGTGGCAGTGGCCCCAAGACGTGTTGGCGACGCGCGGCTCGGTGCAAGGACAGACAGTCAACGCCCGTCCGTGCCTAACGATCAACAAGCTGCCGCAGCATGTGCGGCAAGTGACCAACGATCAGCGTCAAAATCGACCCTCTGGCAAGGTCATTCCGGTCGATGACAAGGCGGACGTTGAGGTCGCTGAGATATTTGACGGAATTGTCCGTCATATTGAGTACATTTCGGATGCGGATGTCGCGTACGACACCGCTTGTGACAACCAAGTCACCTACGGCGAAGGGTATTTCCGCATTTTGACGGAATACTGCGACGAAAATACGTTCGATCAAGACCTTCGCATAGGCCGCATCCGAAATAGCTTCAGTGTGTACATGGACCCGACCATCCAAGACCCTTGTGGTGCGGATGCGGAGTGGTGTTTTATCACCGAGGACATTCCGAAAGAAGATTTTGAGCGCATGTACCCCAACGCAGAGCCGATTTCGTCGGTTTTGCAGCGTGGTGTCGGCGATCAGGCGCTTTCGCAGTGGATTAACAAAGATACGGTCCGCATCGCGGAGTATTTTTACAAGGAACACACGAAAGAGACATTAAATCTCTACGCCGGCAACCAAACGGCGTTTGAAGGATCGCCCGAAGCGCAAGAGCTGGAAATGCTCGGCCTTCAGCCGATCCGCAAGCGCGAAGTTGACGTAAAACGCGTCAAATGGTTGAAGACAAACGGCTACGAAATCCTCGAAGAAAGCGAGTGGCCGGGCAAATGGATTCCGGTCATTCGTGTAATCGGTAACGAGTTTGAAGTTGAAGGTCGCATGTACGTGTCGGGCTTGGTGCGTAACGCCAAGGACGCCCAGCGCATGTACAACTACTGGGTGTCGCAGGAAGCAGAGATGCTGGCCCTCGCGCCCAAGGCGCCGTTTATCGGTTATGGCGGCCAGTTTGAAGGCTACGAACAGCAATGGAAGACGGCCAACACAACGAACTGGCCGTACCTAGAAGTTAATCCCGACGTGACAGACGGTCAGGGCGCAGTCCTGCCGCTGCCACAACGTGCCCCGCCGCCGCTCGCCCAAACGGGCTTGATTCAGGCGAAGATGGGCGCTGCCGACGACATCAAGGCCGCGACTGGCCAGTACGATGCCAGCCTCGGTATGCGGTCCAATGAGCGCACGGGTCGGGCCATTTTGGCGCGTGAACGGCAAGGCGACACAGGCACATACCATTTTGTAGATAACCTAGCTCGGGCCATTCGCTATGGGACGCGCCAACTCGTTGACTTGATTCCGAAGATTTACGATACCCAGCGTATCGCGCGGATCATCGGCATTGACGGAGAGACCGCAACGGTCAAGATCAACCCGATGCAGGCCGAGCCTGTTCGTCGGGTGATGGACGAGGCGGGTATTGTGATCGAGAAGATTTACAACCCGTCGGTGGGTAAGTACGACGTGGCGGTCACGACCGGCCCGTCCTACGCGACCAAGCGTCAGGAAGCCATGGACGCCATGGGGCAAATTTTGCAGGCCAACCCGAACTTGTGGCAGGTCGCAGGCGATCTGTTCGTCAAGAACATGGACTGGCCGGGCGCTCAAGAGATCGCCAAGCGGCTCCAGAAGGTCATTGATCCGAAGCTCTTGGCGGACGAGGAAGACCCGGCGCTTCAGGCGGCCAACCAGCAGATGCAGGTTATGGCGCAGGAAATGCAAATGATGCAGGACATGCTCCGCCGCGTGCAGCAGTCCATGGAAGCCCGCGAAGTGCAGATCAAGGAGTTTGAGGCGGAGGTCAAGGCGTATCAAGCCGAGACCGACCGCATCAAGGCAGTCGAAAGCGGCTTGAATGAGCAGCAGATTCAGGACATCATAATGGGCACTTTGGCCGGTATGATGTCAAGTGGCGAGCTTGTGCCGCCGACCGCCCAACGGACAATGCCTGAAATGGGCACGGAGTTACCGCCGCAATGAAACCAGCAGATTTTGTCGGGCACTTATTCCTAGCGCGAGATGTCACCCATTCGGTGCATCTCAATACGCGTAGTTATGCCAAGCATCAGGCGCTGGGGGCATTTTACGACGGTATCATTGACTTGGCAGACACGTTTGCGGAAGCTTATCAGGGCCGTCATGGCTTGATCGGCCCGATTACGTTGCAATCGGCCAAGAAAAACGGCAACGTCATTGAGTTTTTGCAGGAGTCTTTGGCCGAAATTGAAGCGAATCGCTACAAGTTTTGCGACGAAGATGACTCTGCAATTCAGAACATTATTGACGAAATTGTGGCTCTTTACTTGAGCACTTTGTATAAGCTGCGCTTCTTAGCGTGAGGATAAAGCATGGAACTTCTTAATCCGATGGCCGATGCCGTATATCCCGGTCGTACGGTATCGTACACGGGAACGGCGGGCTCAACTGCGACGTGGCAAGCCGGCCCGCAGGGCGTGGTGGTGTGGTCCACGACCCCGGCATACATCGTTGTGGGCGAAGGCGTCACCGCGACGACCTCCAGCACTCCGATTCCAGCGTTTACGCCGATTCCGTTTATTGTGCCGCAAGGCACTGGCGCGCCCTGGCGAGTCAGTGCGATCCGTGTCGGCGCTGACGGCGACGTGTACGCTAAGCCGATTAACATTCGATGAGTTGGGGAGTCGCCCTGCGAAACGGCGTAGCTATCGGCCTTGGAGCCGTAGCCACGCTGTTTTCCGGCACATACGATACGGGTGGTTCAGTTGGCAATTTGCTGACCGAAGCGGGCGATAACTTGGTTCAGGAAGACGGCGGCCAATTGCTGCTGGAGTAATACATGGCAATTATTAGAATTTCTGAGTTACCTCCCGCAACATCGCCGGTCGCGCCGTCAGATGTGCTCCCATTATTGCAAAATGGCGTCACAAAAAAAGCTCAGATAAATCAGCTTGGATATACTGCACCTGGAACAAATGCAGTTACACGTACTATCTCAAATAAGCTGGGCGAGTTTTTAAGTATTACCGACTTTGGCGCCGTTGGAGACAACTCCACAGATAACTTTGCCCCCTTCCAAGCAGCAATTAAGGCCGCAGGAGATACCGGAATCAAGCGCATTTATGTTCCAGCAGGAACGTATATTTTGCAGCTTACGGGAGGTATTGGTGTTCAAGATAGCAACAACAATCCTATCAATGGCTTTGAAATTTTTGGCGATGGAGATGCCAGCGTTCTAAAAGTAGGGTTAAATTCAGGCAGAGATTTTCAAGCCATTCTTGGGTTTCCGTACACTGACGGCGCTTACATTCACGATTTGTGCTTTGATTTTAATGCGGCTAGAAGCCCTTTGCGACCTACGCCACAAACCCGATTCCACAATCCAGCCATTATGACTGGGGCGGGGGGCAAGAATTTTAGAGTCGAAAATTGTTCTTTTATAAATTGCAACGTAGATCAGCCGATCCGCGCGGCTTCGTTTACCACACCAACACCGCAAAACCAATACATGAGTGGTTTTGTGGTGTCAAACTGTCGTTTTGACAAATTTGGCGACGGACTCGCCGGAAACAATCAAGAAGATATTTCTTGTATTTACATTGTTGGAAACGATGTTCAAATTAGCAACTGTTATTGGGACAGCGGGTTAACTACTATTTCTGGATCAAAAGGAAATACTGCAATTGAATGTTATGGAAATCGTTACAACATTTTTGGGAACATTATCAAAAATGTGCTGACGGCTCATATTGTAGGTAACGAGCAAGGCGTTAAATACACAGACAATGTGTTAATTCACGGAAATAACTATTTCAACGTTAACTGTATTGTTCAATCAATTGCACGATCCTATGTAACGGGGTCTATAGAATTCCTGAATAACTATGTGCGCTGCGATGCTAACGTAATTATGGGAAACCCGGGATTTTTAGACTCAAACTTTCTTGGCGGCGGACAGCCCGCCGTAATGGATCGCCTCACTATTAAAAATAACGTTTTTGATTATGAGGGGTGCGGCGCCGCAAACAGTAGCGCTTACTCGCATCTTGTTATGAGCACCGCGACAAAAGTTGTTGAGTTTAGTGGTAACACTGTTGAATGGCAGCCGACGGGAATTTTCTACAATGAGTTTACGCCACCCATAAACCAAAACTTAATTTTTACAAAAAATGTGATGCGGAATATTCGAACTGGCGCAACTCAAGCTGGACGAAGTTCAACAGCATTTTTTATCGAAGTTGCTTGCACTCCTAATGCAGTAATTTTCACGGAAAATCACGTTGAGAATTACCTGCCGAAAGCAAATCGAACGGGCACCAACTATGTCGGTCCACTCGTAGCTATTTTATTTTCGGCAACAGGGCTTAACTTGTTTGTAGCGAACAACGTAGTTCTTGGCGCAAACATAGCGGTTTCACCATTCCATTCCGCTTTTACTAGCCAAGTCACTTCTGGCAACTTGAACGGAACCCAGACGGATTAAAGGTAAGACATTATGGCTGATAAAAAGATTTCACAACTCACCGCCGCTTCTACACCGCTGGCAGGAACCGAAGTTTTGCCAATTGTGCAAAGTAGCACAACGGTAAAAGTTGCTACTAACGACTTAACTGTCAGAAATGTGCGTGCAAACGCAACGACCGGCATCCTTCAAGTAACCGGCCCTGCCGCCGCATCAACGCGCATAATGACGGTACCGGACGCAAACTTTACCGCCGCCAGAACCGATGCAGCACAGACGTTTACTGGGGATCAAACATTTTCAACTGTGCTGGGGACCACGTTTGATACCAACGTAGCGGCTGCTGGCGTTACGCTTGCAGGCGTTACGCTTTCGGCGGACGGCACCGACGCAGACATTGACATCAACATTACGCCAAAAGGAACTGGCGAAGTCAACCTTACGAAAGTTGATATTGACGCTGGTACAATTGATGGCGTTTCAATTGGAAATTCATCTGCCGCTTCAATTATTAACGTAGACAATATTCGTTTAGACGGCAACACAATATCCACCGTTAACACTAACGGAAATTTAACTGTTACTCCTAATGGCGCGGGCAAAGTATTGCTTGCTACTACAACAGCTAAAGACTTGGTAACTACAGCTAATGGGTTTTCTACGTTAGGGAATAATAGCGAAGTTTACGCTGGGACCAACCTAAGAACGTACGCAACAAGTTACAACGTTGGCAGCGGGACAATTACCCTTTGCAACGTTCAAAGCCGCACTGGAGCAAACGTAAGCGGCCCAATTTTGCGGATCACTACGTCGTACACTTATGCGGGCGGATCGCCCACCGCTAATTACGCCATATACTTAGTAAACACTGGCGCAGGACTAGGTGCCGCGCTGGTATCCAGCACTGGCACATACCCAACAATTACAACGACTCAAATAAGCTCTGGAGCCACAGGCACAGCAGATATTATTGGAAATTTTAATGGGGATACCCATGCAATGTTTGTTGTTGAGGTTTTTGGTTCGGTTAACAGTTGGGGAATTTAAGATTTTTTAGCGCAAATTTAGCGATTACAACTTGACTGTTTTGCGCAACAACGTAAGATTTAACCGTACTGGTGCGGTTCACCAGGGATTCGTAAGGAATCAAAATGTCTGAAAACGAAGTAGTAGCGGAGCAAGTACCCGCGCCGGAACCGGAAGCCACGGCAGCACCGGAACCCGAAGTAGTGGCCCAAGAGGCCGAAAAGCCGGAAGAAAAGCCTGCTAAGACGTTCTCCCAAGAGGAGCTCGACGCACTGGTAGGCAAAAGACTTGCACGGGAACGTCGCAAGTGGGAACGAGAGCAAGCGCTAAAAGCGCCTGAGCCGCAAGCTCAGACGCCCGCCACGCTGCCTGACCGGGACATCGACCCCGACGCTTACGCGGATGCTTTGGCAACCCGCAAAGCCGAGGAGTTGCTGGCCAAACGTGAGGCAGACCGGCAGCAGCGCGAGCTGTTGATGGCCTATAAGGAACGTGAGGAAGCGGCCTTTGAGAAGTACGACGACTTTGAACAAGTCGTGTACAACAAAGCCTTGCCAATCACGAACGTAATGGCCGAGACGATTCAGGCTTCAGAAGTTGGCCCCGACGTAGCATACTACTTAGGTTCCAACCCCCGTGAAGCCGAACGTATTTCCCGCCTGTCGCCCTACCTGCAAGCCAAGGAGATCGGTAAGATTGAGGTCAAGTTGACCGACAATCCGCCGGTCAAACGAACAACCAACGCGCCCCCGCCGATTAAGCCTGTGACGGCTAAAACCGTAGGCGCGCCGGCCCGAGACACGACGGACCCACGCTCAGTCAAAGACATGAGCACGTCGGAGTGGATTGAAGCCGAGCGCCTGAGACAGATTAAGCAGTGGGAAGCGCGACGTAACCGCTAACTTCTTTTTTGGAGATTTATTGTGGCTAATACACTTCTTACTATTGACATGATTACGCGGAAGGCTCTGGAAATCCTGGAGAACAACCTCGTAATCACCCGTAACGTGAACCGTCAGTACGACGACAGCTTCGCTGTCGAAGGTGCCAAGATTGGTTCGACTCTCCGCATCCGTCTGCCGGATCGCGCTCTTGTGACCGACGGCGCCGCGCTTCAGGTTCAGGACGACAACGAGCAGTTCACCACGCTCACCGTCGCCTCGCAGAAGCACATTGGCGTCAACTTCACCAGCGCCGAAATGGCTCTCCAGTTGGACGACTTCGCCGAGCGCGTGCTCAAGCCGCGTATCAGCCAGCTCGCTTCCAGCATCGACGCGGACGTGGCGAACTCGTACAAGAACGTGTTCCAGTCGGTCGGTACGCCTGGCGTCACCCCCGGCACCTCGCTCGTTCTGTTGCAAGCGCAGCAGAAGCTGAACGAAGCGGCCGCTGGCATGGCCCCGCGCTACGCCACCGTCAACCCGGCTGCCAACGCCGGCCTCGTCGAAGGCATGAAGGGCTTGTTCAACCCGGTTGACTCGATCAGCCGCCAGTTCAAGAACGGCATGATGGGCGAAGGCATCCTCGGCTACGACGAGATCAACATGTCTCAGTCGATCAAGCAGCACACCAACGGCTCGGCCTCTCGCGCGGACACCCCGATCGTGAAGACCACGCTTGTCAACGGTGCGACCAAGCTGACGCTCGACAACGTGACCGACGGCCTTACGCTCGTCCCCGGCGACGTGTTCACCATCGCTGGCGTGTATGCGGTCAACCCGCAGACCCGCGAGTCTACTGGCGCGCTCCAGCAGTTTGTCGTGCAAAACAGCGTGACCTCGGCCTCGACCGAGTTCGTTGACGTTGAGTTCCTGCCGGCGGTCTACGGCCCGACGCACGCCCTCGCCACGGTCAGCAAGTTGCCGACCGCCGGCGATGTCGTGACCTACGTGGGTGCCGCTTCTGGCCAGTACGCTCAGAACCTCGTGTACCACAAGGATGCGATCACGTTTGCCACCGCCGACCTCCTGCTCCCGCAGGGCGTTGACATGGCGTCGCGTCAGGTCCACAACGGCATCTCCATGCGCGTTGTCCGTCAGTACGACATCAACAACGACCGTATGCCCTGCCGTATCGACGTGCTGTATGGCTACTCGGTGATCCGTCCGCAGATGGCCTGCCGCATCTGGGGCTAACTCTTAACCTTATTCACGGAGTAACTAAACATGGCACTTCCTAACGGTACTAGTGGTTATCAGGTTGGCGCTGGCAATGCTGCCGAGCCGATTCTGTTTGTGCAGGGCGCGCCTACGGCCCTGACGGCAGCCGCGACGGCGACCCCGGCGCAGCTTGCGAACGGTCTTTTCACCTTCAACGGCACGGCGGGCGACCTTACGCTGCCGACGGTTGCTGACCTTGAAGCTTACGTGTCGTCGGCCCAGCGGGCTGACGCTGCGTTTGACTTTTTTGTCATCAACATTGACGCGACCACGGACGATGTGACCGTCGCCACGGCGACGGGCTGGTCGCTTGTTGGTAACATGAAGGTTGACGAGGCTACGTCGGGCCACTTTCGCGCGCGCAAGACCGGCGCGGGCACGTGGACCTGCTACCGCATCTCGTAATGGCGACGCCCCCTACGGGTCAAACCGTAGGGGGCACTTCATACAGGAGTATTGACAATGCCGAATACTAAGGCAGTTGGTGTTGCTTTCGCCGACCCTGAGTTTGAAAGCGTTACCGTAACGGGCGCTGTTTCTGCCGCAAGCGCGGCGGTGACGGGCGCCGTATCTGCGGCGAGCGTTTCGGCTTCGGGCGCAGTCTCGGGCGCAAGCGTGTCGGGCACGACGGTGACGGCTTCGGGCAGTCTTGTGATTAAGTCTGCTACGGTCGCTGCTGCGGGCAGCAACCAGGGTAACGCTGCCGCCATCACGGCGGGCTTTACGTTGGTAACGGACGCTAATGCCACGAAGGGCGTTGTCCTTCCGGCGGCGTCCGCAGGGCTTGTGGTAATTATCAAGAACGCCGACGCGGCGAACGCAGTGCTAAAGGTCTATCCGGCCTCTGGCGATGCAATCAATGCGCTGGCCGCGAACGCTTCTTACGATATGGCAGCAAAGACCTCAATGCTGCTTGTGGCGTATGATGCGACGACTTGGTACACCGTTCCGTTGCTCGCTTCGTAATTTATGAACATATATCTTCGCCACCCGGTTCACGGGCTAAAAGTCGCCATCTCCGATATGGAGGCGGCTATGGACTACGAGCACGGTTGGGAGGAGTATGATCCTTTGGAGCCGGCGGCGCCGCAGGAAGAACCTGTTGCGTCGCCGGAGCCAAACCAGTTGAAGCGTCGCCGCAAGGCAGTAGCGGCTGAAGCCTAGAGGGCTCCACAATGGCTGTAACAGCCCAAAGCCTTATCAACAAGTCGTTGCGATTGTTGGGCGTTTTGGCGTCTGGCGAAACGACGACGGCTGACGAAGCGCAAGATTCGCTCTACAGCCTGAACTCTATTATCGACTCGTTCTCGGCCAACCCGCAGTATTACTTCTGTACGCAGGCCGAACAGTTTACGTTGGTCATCGGCCAGAATACATACACGATCGGCAACGACCCTGATGCGTCGCCGCCTGCAAACTGGAATACGGTACGACCAATTCGCATTGTCGGCGCGTTCGTGCGCATATCCAATGTGGATATGCCTTTGGCGCTGATTACCGAACAATATTGGACCAATATTGCTAACAAGGCAGCAATGGGGACGCCGACCAAACTGTTGTATCGGCCCAACATTCCGTACGGGCAAATTTTGGTTTACCCCACACCAAATGCCGCCGCAATACCTATTTTTTTGAAAGCTGAACGTATGATTGGCAAATACGCCACGCTTGTTTCAACACAGTATTTGCCACCAGGTTATCAGCGTTTACTAGAACTGTCGTTGGCGATGGAATTGGCACCGGAGTATGGATCACAGGTCAAGCCTGAGATCATTGCCAATTTGCGCGCCGATCTTGACAGCTTGATTCGCACGAACATTCAGCCGTTGCCGGTTAACAAAACCGATAACGTGCCGAATACAAACACGACGTTTAACATGCCCCCGATCTAGGTGAACCATGGCAACTACCCGTGAGCTTTTGAGTGGTGCGCATCGTTTGCTGGGGCTAGTGAACTCAGGCAACGTGTTGCCCGAAGCCGTATACCAAGACAACCTTGTTGCGCTTAACCAGATGATTGATAGCTGGAGCACCGAGCGTTTGGCGGTGTTTTGCACGCAAGATCAAACGTATTACTGGGAAGCCGGAAATCGTATCCGTACGCTCGGCCCAACAGGTGACTTTGTATACATTCTTGCTAATCAATCAGATACTCCGATTGTTACACAAGGCGACGACTATATCGGCGTTGATGACGCAACTACGCAACGTCCTATTCTGTTGGATGACTCCACGTACTTTCGAGACCCAACGACTAACGTATCGTACGGCATTAAGTTTATTAACCAGTTGCAGTACAACAATATTGCGGTAAAAACAGTGCAAAGCACGTATCCGCAAGTGATGTTTGTCAACAACACCTTCCCCAACATTACGTTGTCGGTATACCCTGTACCAAACCGCATGTTGGAGTTTCATTTTATTTCGGTGCAGCCGTTGGCTAACCCGACAACGCTTGAAACAATTTTGGCGTTTCCGCCGGGCTATTTGCGAGCATTTCGGTATAACTTAGCTCTTGAGCTTGCGCCAGAATTCAACGTGGAACCTTCGGCTGAAGTGCGCCGAGTAGCAATGTACAGCAAGCGCGACTTGAAGCGTATCAATAACCCGCACGATCTCATGGCTATGCCGTACAGTCTCATGGCACGGCGCAACCGTTACAACATCTATGCCGGGAACTTCTAACTATGGCGACTAAAATCACCATCTCTAACCTTCCGGCTACGTCTTCGTCTTCGGGCGCCGACGAGTTTGTGCTGGTGCAGAGCAATTTAACTAAAAAGATTACCAACACCAATCTGTTTACTAGCGTCACATTGACCAGCCCGACGCTGGTAACACCGGCGCTGGGCGTAGCCACGGCTACTAGCGTAAACAAGGTTGCTATTACTGCTCCAGCTACCTCGGCCACTTTAACAATCGCCGACGGCAAAACGCTGACCTGCAACAACTCAATCACGTTTGCCGGTACTGACGCAACGACAATGACGTTTCCGTCTACAAGCGCGTCGATTGCTCGCACGGACGCTGCGCAGACGTTCACCGGCACGCAGACCTTTGCAGGCGCTGTGGTTGGCAGCGTGCAAGCGCTCTCTGGCCCCGGCGCCGTCAACGTCACGACGCTAACAACGGCTTTTACGTCTACTGGAACGGGCGACGCGCTGACCTTGGCGGACGGTGTGGCCGGGCAGCTCAAGGCTATTGTTTATGTGGCCGAGACCGCTGGCGCGGATACGGGTGTGCTAACACCAGCTAACTTTGGCAACGGCACGACCATTACTTTTAACGCTGTTGGCGAGAGCGTGCTATTGCAGTTTCTCGGCACCGACTGGTGGATTGTGTCCAACAACGGCGCCACAGTCGCCTAAGTTATGAAGACACCGATTCTCGGGTCATCATATGTGGTGCGCAGCCCAAACGCGGCTGACGCGCGCATGGTTAACTTGTACCCCGAAATCATTCCCGAGGGCGGCAAGGAGCCGGCGTATTTGCAGCGCTGCCCAGGTATGGAGCTGATCGCATCTGTGGGGTCAGGGCCGATCCGTGGATTGTGGAACCGCGAAAACGACATCTACATTGCTTCAGGCAATGAGCTGTTCAAAATGACGCCCGACATTACGATTACTAAGCTCGGCAACATTACGGGCACGGGCCCAGTGTCCATGGCCGACAACGGTTTGCAGTTGTTTGTTGCCTGCAATCCTAACGGCTTTATTTACAATTTCACCACAGGCGTATTTGCGCAGATTACCGATCCAGATTTCCCCGGTGCCGTTACTGTGGGGTATCTGGATGGATATTTTGTCTTCAATGAACCCAACAGCCAACGCGTTTGGGTAACAAAACTGCTTGATGGTTTGTCTATTGACCCGCTTGACTTTGCGTCAGCAGAGGGTTCGCCTGACGGCCTTGTGGCCGTAATGATCGACCACCGCGAGGCGTGGCTCTTTGGCACCAACTCAACTGAAGTTTGGTACAACTCGGGCAACGTCGATTTTCCGTTAGAGCGCATCCAAGGCGCCTACAACGAAGTCGGCTGCATCGCGCCGTACTCAGTCGCCAAACTCGACAATACGATCTTTTGGCTTGGTGCAGACGCGCGCGGTCGTGGGATCGTCTATCGCGCTAACGGCTACCAAGCCGTGCGAGTCTCAACACACGCCGTCGAGTTTGCCATCCAGCAGTACGATGACATGTCTGACGCGTTGGCCTACACGTATCAGCAGGACGGGCACGCGTTCTACGTATTGATCTTTCCGTCCGCCGACACAACGTGGGTTTTTGACGCCGCGACCGGCGCTTGGCACGAGCGTGCTGCGCTTGTCAACGGCGAGTACAAGCGCCATCGGTCCAATTGTCATGCGGCCTTTAATGGCTATCCGACGATTGGCGACTACCAAAACGGCAACATTTACCAGTTCAAACTAGATGTTTATTTGGATGCTGGTGTTGTGCAAAAGTGGTTGCGCCGCTGGCGCGCGTTGCCAACCGGGCAAAACAATTTGACCCGCACGATTCACCACCAATTGCAGCTCGACTGCCAAACGGGAGTGGGGCTTTCGGGCGATGCGTCTTCATCGGCGTTGGATTTGATTTTGTCCACCGAAGGCGCTATTGA